ATTCGTCAGTCGTCTCTTAGCAACGCTACAGCAATTCTTTCTGTGGGTGCTAAGTCGCTCAAAGTATCCGACGTCATTGCCACCGCAAAAGAACTTGAGGACTTCGTCTTCGGTAAAAAGAAAACAACAATCGAAGAAATAGAAAGCGAAATGGTAGAGTTTGATATGCCTACTGTAGAGTGATGCAAGCACTAATAGACGGTGATATCGTTGCATATCGCTGTTCTGCTAGTGCCGAACATGAACCTGAAGAGATTGCAGTACTTCGGATAGAAAACATGATGCGTGATATCCTGCGTGAGTCAGAAAGTAACGAATACCGTTGCTTTTTAACAGGCAAAGATAACTTCCGTTATGACATCTATCCAGAGTACAAAGCCAATCGTAAAGACAAGCCCAAGCCTGTACATCTACAAGCGTGCAGGGATTACCTTGTCGAAACATGGAATGCGGTTATCTCAGAAAGCTGTGAAGCAGACGATCTTATAGGTATCGCTGCCACAGACTGTGAAGACCCAATGTCCTTTGTTGTCTGTTCTATTGACAAAGACTTAAAGATGATCTCTGGTCATCATTTTAACTTTGTAACCAAAGAACGATCGTTCGTAACTCCCATTGAAGGATTAAAAAGCTTTTACAAGCAATTAATCTTAGGAGACGTATCAGACAATATACCAGGTTATGACGGCAAAGCAAGACAGAAATGGCCTAAGTTCATGCAACACCATCATGATGCAATTGATTATTGCTCTAATGCTGTTGACATGTACAATTATGTGAAAGAGATTTACACAAATGAAGCACACGACATTAACTTAAATGGGGCGCTCCTCTATATCCAAAGAAGTCAAGGAGAACTCTGGGTTCCTCCAAGCCTACAAGTCAAAGTTCGAAGCGAAGTTCAGGACTCTGATCCCGGACTCAGTGACGTACGAACCGGACCGCCTAAAGTTCAAGCAACCTGAAGCCATAAGAACTTACATTCCTGACTGGAAAGTAAAAGACAAGGTTTACATTGAAACTAAAGGTAAGCTAACTGTTGAAGATAGAAAGAAGATGATATGGGTCAAGGAACAATATCCTGACCATACCTTCTATATCTTCTTCCAGAATGCACGAGTTAAATTGAGAAAAGGATCTAAAACTTCTTACGGAGACTGGGCAACTAAGGCTGGCTTTATGTGGTCGGATTTGCGTGATGGTCTGCCGCCAGAATGGCTCACATGAAAATACATCAGATAATCGAAATGGCGGATGGGAGCGTAGACTTCCATGCCAACCTTAGCACAAATCAAGTACATCTGTTACTTGAAATGGCTATGGATATCTTAATTAATAACGGAGTACAACTCGTTGACACACGTAGCGTTGTTGTAGTCGAAGGACCAGAAGGGATGCAATAATATGGCAATTGCCACACTACACGAACAGCGTGTAACAGATCAAGACATGAACAATGCCTTACGGGGTGCATTCTTAGAAGGATTCAAAGAGGGTGTATCAGTAAGTCAGCGTAGCTTATTTGCTAATACATTCCTTGATGCGTTACTAGACAAAAACCAAAATCCATCTACTGTTCAATTTGACGCTTGTTGGGCTAATGCAGACGCTATGCTAACTCGTGGACGTCCTAAGAAAGAAACAGCTCCATCACCAATCGCTACTCAATAACATGACAACGATTGTAGGTGACTGGAGACGTAAAGTCATTGTCACAGATAGCCAGTATTCAGACACAGATACTAACACAAAGTACTTCGATGAAAAATGTTCACGAATTCCTGATGGTTGGTTTGCTGGTGCTGGTCACTTTGGTGACTGTGAAAAAGTCCTACAATATCTACGTACTAAAAGTAAAGTACCTCCTAAGTTAAAAAACAATGACAACTCGTTCATGATATTAACTGACGAAGGTTTACAGGTAAGTGGCGATGGTATTGAATGGGAACCTGTGCGTACCTTTATGGCAATTGGTAGTGGTATCCATGCAGCTGAAGCAATCATGCGTGCTGGTGGTACCGCAGAAGACGCTGTATACTGGGCATGTCAGGTTGACCTTATGAGTCATGAACCAGTCAAAGTATATTCACTAGATAGCAAAGAACCAATAACTTGGATTAAACCAATAGCATAATGAAGATATTATTACTAGATATTGAAACAAGTCCCAATACGGCTCACGTATGGGGGCTATGGCAACAGAACGTCTCTATTAACCAACTACAGGAGTCTTCGTACGTGATGTGCTGGGCTGCTAAATGGTTAGGTGAAAAAGAAATCTTCTTCGATTCAGTGCATCAATCCAGCGATAAGAAAATGCTTAAACGGATTTACACAATGATTAACGAAGCAGATGCTGTTGTTCACTACAATGGCACTAAGTTCGACATGCCAACACTCAACAAGGAGTTCTTGTTAAATGATATGTCTCCTCCAGCTCCATATAAGCAGATTGACCTACTACGGACAATGCGTAGTAACTTCCGCTTCCCTTCTAACAAACTTGATTATGTAGCGCAACGCCTCGGCCTTGGCTCTAAAACAGGACATGAAGGTCATGGATTATGGGTACGCTGTATGAATGGCGATCCCAATGCATGGAAGATCATGGAAAAGTACAACAAGCAAGACGTTGTATTACTTGAGAAAGTATATCACAAAGTTCTTCCTTGGATTAAATCACATCCTAACAGGAATGTTTATGACGCACAAGATGAACATGTTTGCCCAAATTGTGGATCAAAGCATATTCAACGACGAGGCACCGCAAGGACAATCAGCGGCTCTTATCAAAGATATCAATGCAATGACTGCGGTACTTGGTCTAGATCCACAAAAACTGACGTGGCGCATGCCTCAATTAGACAAGCAAATTAAGGAAATGTATGTTACTAATAGTGGGGCTAGCTCTGCTAGCAGTAGCGTATTACCAACACAAATGATCACAGAAAACGACATTAAAGACATGATCCCCGAAGGGGGGCTCAAGTATGATAACGACAAACCTCGAATGGATCTCCTAGACTTCGATGCTCTAGAGGGTCTTGCCAAGGTATTAACTTTTGGAGCTAAGAAGTATGACGAGCATAATTGGAGAAATGGTATTAGTTATAGTCGTCTCACTGCTGCTATGCTCCGCCACCTCGCTGCTTTACAAAGAGGCGAAGACATTGACGCAGAAAGTGGCCTTCCACATATTGATCATCTTGGCTGTTGCTGGATGTTTCTATCTAACATGACCAAAACACGACCAGACCTAGATGATCGGTATAAATGCTAACCTTAGTAGATATATTCGACCGTTTACGTCGTATAGATGAAGTATCCTTACTAGAGATCCTTAAAATCACTAGTGAGGATATTGTAGAGCGATTCCAAGATCTAATCGAAGAACTCGCTGATGAATTAGAAAAAGAACTGGACGAAGAACCATTTGATGAGTAACAACTTAACCGACTATCAGCAATACATTCACAAATCACGCTACGCTCGTTGGATCCCTGATCAAGGTAGACGTGAGAATTGGGGGGAAACAGTTACACGTTACTGTGATTTCTGGGCTAAACGCTTCCCTGAGACATTCCCATACAAAGAAGTATACGATGCAATCTACAATCTAGATCTAATGCCATCCATGCGTGCCCTTATGACAGCAGGACCAGCTCTAGAACGTGATAACATTGCAGGATATAACTGCTCATACTTACCAATTGATGATGTTCGTGCCTTTGACGAAGCTATGTTTATTCTCATGAATGGTACTGGCTTAGGTTTCTCTGTAGAAAGACAATATGTCCAAAAGCTTCCGCAAATCGCTTCAGAGTTTACACTCACTGATACAACTATTGTGGTTGCTGATTCGAAGCAAGGGTGGGCCACGGCTCTTCGTGAGCTACTTGGGTTACTCTATACTGGTTTGGTACCTGCAATTGACTACTCCAAAGTCCGACCAGCTGGAGCTAGACTTAAAACCTTCGGAGGACGTGCCAGTGGACCAAAACCACTCATGGACTTATTCCAGTTTGCGATCGAGCTATTTCAGAAAGCAGCTGGACGTAGATTAAACTCCGTAGAATGCCATGACTTAGTATGCAAGATTGCTCAGATTGTAGTAGTGGGGGGTGTACGACGCAGTGCTCTGATCTCCTTGTCGAATCTGACGGATGAGCGTATGCGTAACGCCAAGAATGGCGCTTGGTGGGAAGATGAAAAACAACGAGCATTAGCTAACAACTCAGTAGCTTACACTGAAAAGCCGGACATCGGCATCTTTATGAAAGAGTGGCAATCACTATATGAATCAAAATCTGGAGAACGTGGCATCTTTAACCGAGTATCTGCACAATTGCAAGCTGCAGCTACAGGACGCAGAGAAGCTGATTACGAATTTGGAACAAATCCTTGCGGTGAAATCATTCTCAGACCCTGCGGATTCTGCAACCTTACTGAGGCTGTTATACGATCAAGCGACAGCATCGAAGACATATATAGAAAAGTTCGCATTGCTACAATCCTTGGGACTTTTCAGTCGACTCTCACCGATTTCAAGTACATTCGCAAAGTCTGGCAAAGAAACGCAGAAGAAGAACGGCTCCTTGGGGTTAGCCTCACAGGAATCCTCGACAATAACATGTTTGGGAAGCAAGTAAATGACTTCGTTCTTAGATACCTTAAAGATGTTTGTGTTGAGACTAACAAAGAGTGGGCCGCTAAACTTGGCATTCCACAGTCTGCTGCTATTACTACTGTTAAGCCTAGCGGTACAGTTAGTCAGTTGGTTGACTCGGCTAGTGGTATTCATCCTAGACATAGTGATTATTACATTCGCACTGTACGTGCCGATATAAAAGATCCACTTGCTATCTTCCTTAAAGAGAAGGGTGTACCAGTAGAAGTTGATGTAATGAATGACAGTAATCTTGTCTTCTCATTCCCACAAAAAGCTCCTGAAGGATCAGTCTTACGTAAGCAATGGTCAGCTGTAGAACAGCTTGAGCATTACCTTAAGTTCAAACAATTCTGGTGTGAACACAATCCCTCTATTACAGTATATGTACGTGAAGAAGAATGGATGGAAGTCGGTGCATGGGTTTACAAGAACTTTGATGATGTAGGGGGGGTCAGTTTTCTACCATTCAATGATCACATGTACCAACAAGCACCATACCAAGACTGTACCAAAGAAGTCTACGAAGCTGCAAAAGCTGCATTCCCTACTATTAGTTGGGAAGAATTCAATGCATATGAAGAAGATGACTCTACAATCAATCATCATGAATTAGCTTGTGTAAATGGAGCTTGTGAATATGTGTGAGATATCATTTGACTTTATTCGAGGCCTGGTAGCAGGCTTTGAATACATTGATGACTATGACGAAGATAATAAAATGTACACCATTGTTATCTTCCATCTAATCTTTATTAGAGTAATATTTATGACGGAGAAGTAATGCGTAGAAGTAGACATGACGGTGGCAAAGGCGACAAGCCTATTGCCCCGCAAGACCAAGAGACGTTTGACAACAACTGGGATCAGATCTTTAAAGCTAAAAAGACGGAAGACAGTTATCCTTGTGAAGTCATTCGTGGTACTAACCAACACGAAGAAACCAAGAAGTAGAAATGAAGAAGCCACCTCATAAGGGTGGCTTTTTTATTGCATGTAATGGATAAGGGAGTACAAGCTACGCCTGCCAATTCGTTGATACCATAGTTAGAAAGACGGAAAATCCCTATGTTCTTGATACCCTCTAGCCGTCTTGACTATTGATTTGGAGTTGAGTTATACAGCATCTGGTCTTTCTTCTGGCTACCATTGGTAGATCCAAACCAAAAGGCTACAACGCTAACCCACGCAGTTCCAAGAGAACCAAGCATAATCAAAAGTGGTTGGTTATTGTCTTGTGCATAACCCATCATAATAGAAAATAAGATTCCAAAAAATCCCATAGTAATCCCATATGACAGAACAGCTGGAACCATAGACTTTGTTTCAGTCTGCATGTCTCTAGCTGACTTGCGATCTTCAACAGCCAATTGCTCAAAGTTAAGACCAAGTGCTTGTGTCTGCTCTTTAAACTTAATCTCTTCTTGTTGTACAAGAGCGATTTGATCAGCTGACAGTTTATTATCGTTGATCATTGACTGTACTTGATCACCTGACACACCAAACAGCTTAGATAAAGCTGCTGTAGCCAGTCCTGCAAGGGGTCCACCAAGGCATGTAGCAATGGTAGGAGCAATCTGCATTAACCAATTCATGATACGTATACTCCATCTTTAAAACAAGCTTGTTCTTTTAACCTACGTTTTAGTATGCTGTCGCTATGTCCGCCAGCTACAATACTCCATTTAGGAAACTCAAAAGCTGCTGCTGGCTTGTTGCCAGCTTTAATAAGCTTAAGCAACGTAGACCGTTGTAAAGAACCAACACCTAAGTTGTATGTAAACGACACTAATGCATCAAACTCATTCTGAGTTACATCAATACCTGTATCATTTATACAACGCTCAGCTGTCCCAACGTCCTGTGTCAGCAGGGTAGTTGCTTGTCCCATAGTGATTGGACTGCCTTGTACCAATCCATCTCCAGACACCATCAAGTGTCCATATCCAACAGTCCATTTACCAGCTGTATCTAAGTAAGGCATGCTTCTAAAGCCTTCAAATGTCTTAAGTTGTTCAATGCCTTGTTGTGATGTCTTCATCATGTCGCTGCTGTCTGTGAAGTTAGAATACCATTAGTAAATGTAATACGACCATTAGAGCCTGTTAAGGTTAACTTAGCTGTTGTTATTGTACCACTATAGCCTGTAGGC